AAAGATTATACGAAGAACAAAAAAATCAAATCGAACAGGACATGTCTCCTTTTGGATTTATATCCGATGGATTAGATAGCAATAGTTTTGTTGATAATGACGGTGATAGATGGTTTGTTGATGAGTATGGAGATCGTTCTTACATGTGGGATTATCTATCGTAATGGACTTAGATAAACAATTAAACCTAGGACATTTACTTCTTTCGGATAGAAGATGTAGAACATGTGGTGAAATAAAAAATTTAGTAGATAGTTTTTATAGAACACGTAAAGATAGGGGACCAGTATCATCTTCATATTCGTATGAATGCAAAGAATGTACCGTAAAAAGGATAAAAAATAGAAGAAAAAAATTACCAAAACCACTTCCATGGGAATATCCTGACTGGTAAGTGTGTTCACTTCCAGTTTCCCCTATGTAAAGTATATTTTTAATAAATATTTTTTAGATAAACTGAGACTTTACGGAGAAAAACATGGCGACTCCTCAATTATCTCCAGGCGTACTCGTCAGAGAGGTTGACTTAACAGTAGGAAGAGCTGATAATGTTTTAGATAATATTGGTGCGATTGCTGGCCCTTTTCCAATTGGTCCTGTAAACTACGCTGTTGATATTGCAACAGAGCAGGATTTAATCAATACTTTCGGAAAACCATCACAAAATGATAACCAGTATGAATATTGGATGAGTGCATCATCCTATCTTTCATATGGTGGTGTTCTAAAAGTTATTAGAACTAAATCACCAAACTTAAACAATGCTAACGCTGGAGTTGGAATTGGATCCACTGCATCTTTAGACATTGATAACTATGATGATTACAACGCGGAGCATACAGAAGCTCAGAATTTTACATACGCAGCAAAAAATCCAGGAACTTGGGCAAATGGTCTGAAAGTTTGTGTAATTGATGATTTAGCAGATCAGGTCATCAATGTAACATCCTCAGATTTGTCTTCTGATGGTGTCGCTATTGGATATGGCGTGACAGCTAACTTAAATGGCATTTCAATTCCAGGATCTGGAACTTTTACCGGATATCTAAAAGGAATTATCACTGGAGTAACAACTGCAGTAACTGGTAGCAATAGCTCCATCACTGTTAAAGTTGTTTCAAGAGTTTCCAGTGGAGGAACAGAAACAAAAATTGATTATGCAGAAGGGACCGAATTTGCTGCATTTAAAGGAACACAAACATTAAACTTCATTGACGGTTCGGGTTCATATCAAGGAAACCTCAATTCAGTATCTGTTTCTGATTGGTATAATCAACAAAAACTTGGTCTAGAAAATAGCACTATTTTCTGGAGTTCAATTGCACCAAAACCAACCACATCTATTCACGCTTTAAACAGAAATGGTAAAGGTGATGGTATTCACGTAGTAGTTGTTGATGATAAGGGAACAATCACCCAAAATCCAGGGACTATTCTTGAAAAGCATGTTGGTCTATCAAAAGCACTTGATGCTATTTCGGCAGTAAATTCGCCACAAAGAATTTACTATAAGCAATTCTTGGCAGATTACTCGTCACAAATCTATGCAGGCAAATCTCCATCATCTGCTGCCGATGGATATTGGAGAACAGCACCAAGGGCAGTTTCATTCACTAAAGCTGATGGAACTACTCAAGCATTTATTCCTAATGTAACAGAGAATTCACCATCTAAAGGTGATTGGGGTCAAAATGCACAAGATGTAACATTTAGTGCAGTAGGTAATGTAACTTATGCATTAAATGGCGGACAAGATTATGGTGCCAATGGTTCAATGGCAGTGACTCTTGCAGACTTGCAAACTTCGTACAATCTATTCTCAAACAAAGACGATGTTCAGGTTGATTATTTAATCATGGGTCCTGGACTAACCGATGAAAATGATTCAATCGCAAAAGCACAATATCTGATTTCAATTGCAGGTCAGAGAAAGGATTGTGTTGCTGTAATTGGACCTCATAGAGGAAATCTAATTGGACAAAGCAATTCTACTACTCAGACAACAAATCTAATCAAGTACTTTAACTCTGTTGGGTCTTCTTCATCATATGCAATATTTGATAGTGGATATAAGTACACTTATGATAGATTTAATAATAAGTTTGTATATATTCCATGCAACGCTGATATTGCTGGGTTAATGTGTCGCACTAATATCATTGCATATCCTTGGTTCTCACCTGCTGGTCAGCAACGAGGAATCATTAATAATGCAATTAAGTTGGCATATAACCCAAGTAAAGCACAAAGAGACCAACTATATCCAGCAAGAATTAATGCAGTCATTACTCAACCTGGAATCGGAACTCTTCTCTTTGGAGATAAGACAGCACTTGGATATGCATCAGCATTTGATAGAATTAATGTTCGTCGCTTATTCTTAACAATTGAACAAGCACTACAGAGCGCAGCACAAGCTCAACTATTCGAATTAAATGATGAACTGACAAGAGCAAACTTTAAGAATATTGTAGAACCATATCTACGCGATATTCAAGCGAAGAGAGGTCTGTACGGTTTCTTAGTTGTTTGTGATACAACAAACAATACTCCTGACGTTATTGACAATAACGAATTCAGAGCAGATATCTTCCTGAAACCAGCTAAGTCTATTAATTATGTAACTCTCACCTTTGTTGCTACACGCACAGGTGTAAGTTTTGAAGAAGTTGCAGGTACTGTTTGATTATTATTCAATAAATAACCTTAAGGAGGTAACGAACCGTGGCAAGACTCAAGACAATCTCTCAATTTAAGAGTGCTCTAAGTGGTGGTGGTGCTCGTCCCAATCTATTTGAAGTTGAATTGACAACTTTTCCATCTGGAATTTCTTGGGACGCAGATAAATTCAAGTATCTATGTAAAGCAGCCGCTTTACCGGCATCAAATATTGCAGCAATTGATGTTCCTTTTAGAGGAAGAACATTTAAAGTTGCAGGAGATAGAAGCATTGATGCTTGGACAGTAACCATCATCAACGACGAAGACTTCAAACTTAGAAGAGCATTTGAAGCATGGAGTGAACTTATTGCAAAACTTGATAATAACCTTGGAGCGACAAATCCAGCAGCTTATATGAGCAATGCAACTGTCTATCAACTTGGAAGAGGTGCTACAGTAAATAGTACCACTAACGCAGGTTCGGACAGTTCTATCTTAGCTGCTTATAAGTTTGTTGACATTTTCCCAACAAGTGTTTCTAACATTGATCTTTCATATGATAGTGGAGATACTATTGAAGAATTTACTGTGGAATTCCAAGTTCAGTCTTACGAAATTATTAGCGGAGCAACCGCATCTAAAGCTTGATAAATAGTCAAAAGGCAAAGAACAAAAAATAAATTATGGCAAGACTATTTGGATTCTCTATTGAGGATAAAGAACCACTGTCTCCGGGAGTGGTCAGTCCAGTTCCTCCTAATAACGAGGACTCGTCTGACCACTACTTGAGTAGTGGTTTTTTTGGTTCTTATGTTGATATTGAAGGTGTTTATAGAACAGAGTTTGATTTAATTAAAAGATATCGTGAGATGGCATTACATCCAGAGTGTGATAGTGCTATTGAAGATATTGTAAATGAAGCGATTGTCTCGGATACAAATGATACTCCCATCCAAATTGACTTAGACAATCTGAATGCGAGTGATGGAATTAAGAAGAAAATAAGGCAAGAATTTAAACATATTTTATCATTGCTCGACTTTGATAAAAAGTCCCATGAAATTTATAGAAATTGGTATGTTGATGGCAGATTATATTATCATAAAATAATTGATTTGAAGAATCCTCACGAAGGAATTCAAGAACTTCGTTATATTGACCCCATGAAAATGCGGTATGTAAGACAGCAGAAAAAAACTGAGAAAGATAAGTATAGATTATCAAATATTAATACAGATAATCCAATGGATTTTGAGTTTCCTCAGATTGAGGAATATTTCATTTATAATCCAAAAATGACATATCCAACAGGAAATCCTTCTTCTATGGGAGGTTCTCAGGGTATCAAAATGTCCAAAGATTCTATCACATACTGCACTTCCGGTCTTGTCGATAGAAACAAAGGATCAACACTGTCATATCTTCATAAAGCAATTAAATCACTCAATCAATTAAGAATGATTGAGGACTCTTTGGTAATTTATCGTTTATCAAGAGCGCCAGAAAGAAGAATTTTCTACATTGATGTGGGCAATCTTCCCAAGGTAAAAGCGGAACAATATCTTCGTGATGTTATGATGCGCTATCGTAACAAACTTGTCTATGACGCAAATACAGGCGAAATTCGTGATGACAAAAAGTTCATGGCAATGCTTGAGGATTTTTGGCTCCCTCGTCGTGAAGGTGGTAGAGGAACTGAAATCACAACTCTTCCGGGTGGGCAAAATCTTGGAGAAATTACTGACATTGAGTACTTCAAGAAAAAACTCTATCGTTCTTTAAATGTTCCCCCATCAAGAATGGATGGAGAAGGTGGATTTAATCTTGGTCGTTCATCCGAAATTCTAAGAGATGAAGTTAAGTTCAGTAAGTTCGTTTCTCGTTTGAGAAAGAGATTCTCATACATGTTCCACGATATGCTGAGAACACAATTAATCTTAAAGAATATTATAACTCCTGAAGATTGGAATATTATGGAAGAACATATTCAATATGACTTCCTATATGATAACCACTTTGCAGAACTTAAGGATGCTGAGTTGCTAAATGAAAGACTCGGTATGGTTCAAATTGCAGAACCATATGTTGGGAAGTATTTTTCTCAAGACTATGTTCGTCGCAAAATTCTTCGCCAAACTGATGAAGAAATTATTGAGCAAGATAAAATTATCAAGAAAGAAATAGAAGATGGGATTATTCCAGATCCATCTGCACCAGTCGATCCTATGACAGGAATGCCAATCCAACCAGGAATGGAGCAAGGAACTGCTGGAATGGATTTGGGTCAACCAGTAATGGAACCAGAAATTAATGCTGCTCCAATGGAACCAAGTACAAAGGCAATGGAAATGCCCAAGGGGGGCGAAATATAAATAAAAACGATTACTTATAGGTTATTAAAATGGATGAACTTATGGATATGATTGTGGGTGATCAGTCACCTTCACAAATCAGCGATAAAATTAAAGAACTACTTTTTAACAAGTCTGCAGAAAAGATTGACGATTTTCGTCCTGCTGTAGCAAACGCAATGTTTAATAGCGAAACAGAAGAGGAATAATATGAAATCATTCAAGCAATTTATATCTGAATCAGTTAATATTGCTGGTGATTTTACTGGAAACCTTTACATTAATTCTCAATCAGAACAACCACAGCAGGTTGGTGAAGAGTATATTGCAGATGTTTTGTGGCAAGGGAGCTTATATCGGATGGAATTAATGACTAAAAATGGAATTCCATCCAAAAGAGATTTGGGAGAACAACTGCAAAGTAATTATCCGGGGGCAGTAGTTCAACAAATATATCCCACAGAAGAAAAAAATTTAAACATTAGAAACGCAAGACGATATCACCCATCAAAATTAGAATGGATTGACTAATTTATGGCTCAGTGGAATAAGACTACACAAGACTATCTAAATCAAGAAAGAACTTTGCATGAGGTTTATCTCCGTGCTGATGAGTATGGAAATATTCTAAATGAGAGTGCTTGTTCCAAGTCTGCCTTTGGTGAAAATATTTCAATCACAATCACACCAAAAATTCAGGCAGATGCTGTCTATGGATTAGACCCAAGAGAGTTTGAGACATTTACATTTAGTGCAACAGGAGTTGCTACTCATGCAAACTCCACATTCATAGTTGGTGCTGGTTCTTCTGCAAATTCTTATGGTGTAATCAGAAGCACTAACTTTATCAGATATCGTCCAGGACAAGGTGTTGTTTGCAGATTTACTGGTTCGTTCTCAAATAACCCAGTAGGATTTACACAAAGAGCAGGACTATTCAATCAAGAACAAGCAATTCAAATTGGATATGCACATACCAATGGAAAGTTTGGTGTGCTTCGTGCTAATGGTGGTAAGGCAAGAATTCAAGGATTTGACTTTACTACACTTGATAATGGAGATGTAACAGTCACTCTCAATGGAACATCTTTCACTGCAGTAACAGTAAATTCAGGAACACTTGCAGGAAATCTTTCTCAACTCGTACAAGGATTAAGAGCACAAGCACTCTTTAATGCTTTATGGTTGGTTGAGTATGATCAATCAAGATTAAGATTTTTAGCAACATCTCTTGGACCTCAAACTGGAACTTTTAATATCACAAGCACCGCACCAGCATCTTTTACAAATCAAATAGAACAGGCAGGTGTAGTACAAACAGAAAACTGGACTTTCCAAGAAGATTTTAATTTAGATAAACTTGATGGAACTGGATACTCTGGTATTACTCTAGACCCATCTAAGTTAAATGTATATCAAATCAACTTCCGTTGGTTAGGTGCTGGTGAGATTAGATATGCGATTGAAAATCCTCTAAATGGGGATATGATTTTCTTCCATAACGAGCACTATTCTAATAGAAACGAACTACCACACCTAGCAAATCCATCAATGAAGATTGGATATGTTGCTGCAAATTTGAATAATGGTGTGGGTGTTGTTACTTGTAGAGGTTCTTCTTTTATGGGAGCAATTGAAGGTATTGTTGAAAGAACAAAACTTCCATATTCAGTGACTACAACCAGAAATGATAGTATGAACATTCCTGGTTCTTTATATCATCTCATTTCTCTTAAGAATAAACTAGTCTATCAAGGTAAGATTAATACCAGAGATTTACTTCCCAGAAGACTTACTGCATCAGTAAATACAACAGGAGACCCAGCAGTTATTCGTATATATTGGAACCCAGTTCTTACAAATTATTTGAGATGGACTACTCAAAGTGATTTTAATGCATCACTTTATGCAACTCAGGATAGTACTGGATTATTTACTTTAGCAGCACAACCAATTCCTGCTGTTGCTGCTTTCCATGTATCAGACAACTCAACGATTGATGTTGATTTATCAGAAATTGGACTTCATGTTCCACCAAATAATTTTATAACCGCAGTAATTTCATCAACATCTAATATTACTGCTGCTAGTGCTTCGTTCATTTATGTGGAAGACTAATAATAATAAATAACTAATAAAGTCTTTATTATACAAATGCAAAGAACTAAAATAATTGAATCTGAAGTAACTACAGGAACTACTGCTGGTACAGCATCAAGTATTAGTAGTGCAACCTGCGTGAGACTTTGTAATGACACTGGAAGTCTTGTTACGGTAGGCGTTTCCACAATGGTTGGTGCAGCAACAACAAATTTCTTCACTATGCCAAGTTACGCCGTAGAGTTTTTGGAAAAGTTTCCAAATGATGTTATTTGGACATCATCCGCAATTAAAGCTTCCAAAGTAGGATTTACCAACTAAGAAAAATGAAACTAATCAGAGAAGAAATCGAAAAGGTTGAAGTTATTACCGAAAATGTAAACGGTAAAAAATCAATGTTTATTAAAGGAATTTTCCTTCAAAGTGAATGCGTAAATCGCAACGGTAGACTTTATCCTTTTTCAATCATGGAAAGGGAAGTCAATCGTTATAACGAAAACTATGTTCAAAAAGGTCGTGCTCTCGGTGAACTTGGGCACCCAGATGGACCAACCGTAAACCTTGATAGAGTTTCTCACAAGATTACTGAACTCCATCAAGAGGGCAATAATTTCATTGGTAAGGCACAAATCCTTTCAACTCCAATGGGCAAAATTGCAGAATCTCTTCTTAAAGAAGGTGTTTGCCTTGGCGTTTCTTCTCGTGGTATTGGTTCTTTAAGAGAGAATCAAAAAGGTTATAGAGAAGTTGGTGAAGACTTTATGCTTGCAACTGCTGCTGATATTGTAGCAGATCCTTCAGCACCTGATGCCTTTGTTCAAGGAATCATGGAAGGAAAGGAGTGGATTTGGGATGGTGGTATTCTTAGAGAGAAGGTAGCGGAAAACACTAAACGTAGAATAAATACTTTAGTTGATCAGGGTATCCTTGAAGAATACAAGTTATCCTTGTTCGATGAGTTTTTAAATTCATTGTAATTTGTTAATTTATAAATAAATATAGTTTATAACTAAGGTTAAACGGAGAGTTCAAATGTCTCGTGGAGATTTACAAGAAATGGAAGTAGGCACAAAGCAATCCCGAACCGCTGTTAATGCAAATGCTAAAGCGGCGGAAGCGATGCCAAAACTAACCACAGGAATTCCTGATGGTCAAACTGCTGGTTGGGAAGATCTTGGTGGTCCCGATCCTTCTAATTATCGTCCTGATGACGATTCTGCAAAACTTAAGACACCTGGCGCAACTCTTAAGCAAGTAAGAGATGTTGTCAACAAAGGTGCTAAAGGTGCAGATCCAATGAAGGGTCTTCACAAAGAAGAGGAAGAACTCGAAGATGAAGATTTAATCGAAGAAGAGATTGAAGAGGGTGAGGAAGAAGAAGTAGTTGCTGAGGCTGCGGAAGAAGAGGAAGAAACACCCAAGAAAAAAGCAAAGAAAGAAGAAGACGAAGACGAAGAAGAAGATGAGGATGAGGATGAAGAAGACATGAAGGAAGAGTTTGATATCGAAGAAGATGTCAATGCTCTACTTGAAGGTGAGGAGCTTTCTGAGGAATTCCAAGAGAAAGCACGCACTATCTTCGAAGCAGCTCTTCGTTCAAAAGTTGCCGATATTCAAGAGGCACTTGAAGAGCAGTATGCCACTGCACTTGCAGAGGAAGTAGAAGAAATTAAGACTGAGCTTGCTGAGCGTGTAGACGCTTATCTTGAGTATGTTGCTGACGAGTGGATGCAAGAAAATGCACTCGTTATTGAGCAAGGTCTTAAGACCGAAATGACCGAATCATTCCTCCAAGGAATGAAGGGTCTTTTTGAAGAACATTATGTATCAATCCCTGAAGATAAATATGATGTGCTTGAGAGCATGGTAGATAAACTTGATGAAATGGAGACAAAACTCAACGAGCAGATTGAGAAGAACGTTTCACTCAACAAGCGTCTCGCAGAGTCGGTTGCTGATGGAATCTTTGAACAGGTCGCTGATGGTCTTGCAGACACTCAGAAAGACAAGCTCGCTTCACTTGCCGAAAGTGTTGAGTTTGAAAGTGAAGAAGAATATCGTGAAAAACTGGAGACTTTGAAGGAATCATATTTCCCTTCAAGAGTTGTATCTCCATCTGCTAAGACTGAAACACTGTCCGAAGGTGCTGACGTTGCGCCCGAATCTTATTCGGATTCAATGGCTGCATATCTAAGAACGCTTTCAGCATTTGGCAAATAATTGAATTTAATATAATTCAAACCCAAAAAAAACAAACACTTAGTAAAAAGGTAAAAGCAAATGTTCCATTCCGAGCATCTGCAGGAAAAGTGGGCACCACTCTTAGACTATCAGGGTCTTGATCCAATCAGAGATTCTCATCGTAGAGCTGTAACCGCTGTCCTGCTCGAAAACCAAGAAAAATTCCTAAGAGAGGAATCAGCATTTAACACAGGTGGTATTACCAACCTGATGGAAGCACCAACCAACGCTACCGGTTCATACGGAGCTGCTGGTGCATCTGCACACGGATTCAGTGGCGGTGCTGCTGCTGGTGGTCCTACCGCAGGTTTCGATCCAGTTCTGATTTCACTCATTCGTCGTTCAATGCCTAACCTGGTCGCTTATGACCTCGCTGGCGTTCAACCAATGAGCGGTCCTACTGGTCTTATCTTCGCAATGCGTTCACGCTACACTAACCAGAGTGGCTCTGAAACCTTCTATGATGAAGTAGATACTGGATTCTCCGGAAACAATTCAGCATTCGATGCTACCGGTGGATTCAGCGATGTTGCCGCTGGTATGGGTACAACGACTCAGAAGGGTTCGAACCCATCTGTTCTCAACCCAGTTAGCAGTGCAACCACTTCTGCTTATAATGTCGGTCAAGGAATGCGTACTAATGACGCAGAAGCCCTTGGCGACGGAGTAGATGGTGATCACTTCAATCAGATGGCTTTCTCAATCGAGAAGGTCACTGTTACTGCTAAGAGCCGCGCTCTGAAAGCAGAGTACAGCCTTGAGCTTGCTCAAGACCTGAAGGCAATCCATGGTCTGAATGCTGAAGCGGAACTCGCAAATATTCTCTCAACTGAGATTCTTGCAGAGATCAACCGCGAAGTTATTCGTACCATCTACAAGGTTGCTGAACAGGGTGCTGCACAAAACGTTGCAACCCCAGGTATCTTCGACCTCGACATTGACTCAAATGGTCGTTGGTCCGTTGAGAAGTTCAAGGGTCTTCTATTCCAAATCGAGCGTGATGCTAACGCAATCGCACAAAGAACTCGTCGCGGAAAGGGCAACATCATCATGTGCTCTGCTGACGTTGCTTCAGCACTGACCATGGCTGGTGTTCTCGATTACACCCCTGCACTCAACGCTAACCTAACCGTTGATGACACTGGCAATACTTTTGCTGGTACTCTAATGGGCAAGTTCCGCGTATATATTGACCCATATGCATCTAACCTGACTTCAGGTAATGAGACTCCAGGTAACCAGTACTATGTTGTTGGTTATAAGGGTTCTTCACCTTATGATGCTGGTCTCTTCTATTGCCCATATGTTCCTCTCCAAATGGTTCGTGCCGTTGGTGAGAACAGCTTCCAGCCCAAAATTGGCTTTAAGACCCGCTACGGTCTTGTTGCTAACCCATTCGCTGAAGGCAAGAACCAGGGTCTCGGTAGTCTTACCGTTAACGCTAACCGTTACTATCGTAGAGTTGCGGTCAAAAATCTCATGTAAATCTCATATGGAGATTACTTGGAGGACCTCAAAAAGGTCCTCTTTTTTTATAAATACTATAGTTAAAAACTTCCGTGATATGTTTTATATTTACAAATCAACTAATAAAATTAATAATAAATTTTATATAGGTAGATGTAAAGGTCCTATTGAAAATAGAGAATATAAACACTGGTGGTATGCTTTTAATAAAAATAGTAATGCACCATTTCCAAATGCTTTACGTAAATATGGAAGAGATAACTTTACATGGGAAATAATAGAACAAACTGAAGAATATAATAATGGAGAAAGAGAAATTTATTGGATAGATAAACTAAAACCACAGTATAATGCCACTTTAGGAGGAGACGGAGGAACTCTTGGTCGTTCGTGCCCAGAGCATGTAAAAGAAGCGACAAGACAATCAAGAATTGTATCAGTCAAAGATAAAAAAACTGAAAAAGTTTATTCGTCTATGAAAGAAGCAAGGAAAGATACTGGAGTATTGGAAAGTAGTATAAGCAGGTCTATAAAATATAATGGTCCTGGCAGTAGATGGGAAAGAGTTATCTAAATATTTAAAAAATACCATGACGATTGGACAACCAGAGAATAGGAATTTTCTATCTCCAACAGGATTTAAATTTACGTTAAAGAGAACTCCGAAAGTTGCTTTCTTCTGCAATTCAGCAAATATTCCAGAAATAACTCTTGGTCTTGCATCTCAACCATCGTATCTAAAAGATATTGATGTCCCAGGAGATAAAATTGTATTTGGAGATTTGACTCTTAGATTTCTTGTAGATGAAGATCTACAAAACTATATGGAAATTCAAAATTGGATGAGGGGTCTTGGGTATCCAGAAAGTTTGGAACAAATTTACGATTTCCAAGAAACCGGATTCATAAATCCAAAGATTGAATCCCAGAAACAAATGGGATTATATTCCGATGGAACTTTACAAGTACTGACAAGTTCATCAATTCCAAATTTTCAAATTACATTTAAAGATTTATTTCCATACTCATTAGGAACTTTAAGTTTTGATGCAACACAAACTGATGTACAATACTTTACAGCAGACGTATCTTTCAAGTATACTATTTACAATATAGTAGATCTTGGTGGAAATCCCTTATGAGTTTTGATCTGGATATGATTCAAAAGATGTGGGAGCAGGACTCCAAAATTGATATGGATAATTTGCACACAGAGTCCACAAATATTCCAGTTCTTCATGCAAAATATTTTGATTTATACAATACAATATTTCTTTTAAGAAAAAAAGCAGAGCAACAGAAAAGAAATATTCGTCACGAAAGATATGAATACTATTCTGGAAAATCAGATCCAGAGGTATATGTAGAAAATCCATTCCCCAAAAAGATTCGTGATAAAGACACAATGCAAAAGTATCTTGATGCTGATGAAAAACTTTCGACAGTATGCCTGAAGATTGATTACTACGATACAATGTTGACTTATATTGAAAGTATTCTAAAGATGATTCAAAATAGAACTTATCAAATTAAAAATGCAATTGAATTTATGAGATTTAACGCTGGACTTGGGTAAATAAATAATCATAGCAATATTAATGCTATGAGTGATGTAATCATTGAAAAGAAAAATGAGGTTTACATTAAGCTACATTGTGAACCTCATATTTTGTACGAACTTCAACCATATTTTACTTTTGAAGTTGAATCTGCGAAATTCATGTCCCAGTATAGAAGCAGGCACTGGGACGGCAAGATTCGATTGTTAAGTACTCATACTGGAGAAATATATGCTGGTTTGTTAGATAAAATTATCGACAAACTAAAACTGCATAATTACACCTATGAGTTTAAAGAAAATAAATTCTATGGATTGCCTTTTGAAATTAACGAGGGCATCTCATATGAAGGTGTAAAAGATTATATGCAATCTATTTGTTCTCATTCTCCAAGAGACTATCAAATAGAGGGAGTATACGATGCTCTAAGGCATAATAGAAAATTGCTGATATCACCCACAGCCTCAGGTAAATCCTTAATGATTTATTCCCTTGTAAGGTATTATGTAGATAAAGGACAAAAAATTCTTTTAGTTGTTCCAACGACATCTCTTGTAGAGCAGATGTACAAGGATTTTGAAGACTATGGTTGGGATGCTGAGTCATACTGTCACAAAATTTATTCTGGTAGAGAGAAGACAAATAAACATTCTGTCACTATCACTACCTGGCAATCTATCTATAAACTAGAACGCCCATTCTTTGAAGATTATGGCGTAATCATAGGGGATGAAGCTCACTTATTCAAGAGCAAATCTCTTGTCGATATCATGACCAAACTTCATCATGCAAAATATCGTTTTGGTTTTACTGGAACTCTTGATGGAACTCAAACACACAAATGGGTTCTTGAAGGACTTTTTGGACCTTCATATAAAGTTACTAGAACTTATGAGTTGATGCAGCAAGGACATATTTCTCAATTAGATATTCGCTGCCTTGTCCTCAAACATGCTCCACAAAAATTTGAAACCTATGAAGATGAGATACAATACTTAATATCTCATGACCAAAGAAATAAATTTATTACAAATCTTTCTTTAGATTTAAAAGGTAACACTCTTGTTCTGTTTTCACGAGTAGAAGCTCATGGTGCAATTTTATACGAAAAGATAAATACTAACAAGCGAAATGATCGTAAAGTATTTTTTATTCATGGTGGAGTTGATACTGAAGAGAGGGAATTAGTTAGGGAAATTACAGAAAGAGAAGACAATGCCATAATCGTAGCATCCTACGGAACTTTCAGTACTGGCATCAATATCAAAAATCTTCATAATGTTATATTTGCCTCTCCAAGCAAATCAAGAATTAGAAATTTACAAAGTATTGGAAGAGTACTAAGAAAAGGAACTAACAAAACAAAAGCAATACTTTATGATATTTCAGACGACTGCACTTATAACTCAAGAAAAAATTATACTCTGAATCACCTCATTGAAAGAATTAAAATCTATAATGAAGAAAATTTTAACTATGAAATAATCACCATACAACTTAAGAAAAAATGATAGAAGATGATTTTTACTGCACAATCAAGTTAAAAACAGGCGAAGAAATCTTTGCCAAAGTAGCAGCTTCCGAAGAAGAAGATAGGACAATATTAATCATTTCAAATCCAATTACTATTTGTGAAATCAAAAATAGAACTAGTGTTGTTGGATATAAACTGGAACCATGGTTGAAAACAACCAAAGAAGATATGTTTATAATTAATCTAGAAGACGTACTCACTCTTTCAGAATCTTCTGATATTGAAATGATCATGATGTACCAGTCCTATGTCCGCCACTCAAGTAAGGATGGTACGAATCAATCAAAACTTAATCGTAGAATGGGATACCTTGCCAATGTCAACGATGCTAAAGAGATATTAGAGAAGCTTTATAAAAATAGCTAAGATATAACTTATCAACCCCGACAAAGGTTATTGTACAGGTATTTGGATACCTTGTCAAGCATTTGCATAAATGGTATAATCTATACATAATAATGATAAAAACTTATGATAACCACAGCAGTTATGACCAAGAGAAAGAGGTCAGAGCATTACGTAAACAACAAAGAGTTTCTTGCTGCTCTCATTAAGTATAGAGAAGATAAAGAAATCGCTCTTCTACAGAATAAACCAAAACCTCCCATTCCTCGCTACATTGGAGAGTGTTTTCTGAAGATCGCTAATCATCTTTCCTTCAAACCAAACTTCGTGAACTACATGTTCAAGGAAGATATGATTTCTGACGGTATTGAAAACTGCGTTCAGTACATTCACAATTTCAATCCAGAGAAATCACAAAATCCTTTTGCATACTTTACTCAAATCATTCACTACGCATTCCTTCGCCGTATTCAAAGAGAGAAGCGTCAACTGGAAATCAAAAACAAAATCCTTGAACGCTCTGGATTTTCTGAAGTGTTTGCTGACGACAACACTATTGACGGCGGGAACTATTCCGATTATAATAGCATCAAAGATGGTGTCCACTCCAAACTTCGTTATTGAATGAAAGTCGCTATTATTACAGACACTCACTACGGTGCAAGAAAAGGTTCAAAACTTTTTCATGATTATTTTGAACTTTTTTATAAGAATGTGTTTTTCCCGACGCTGGAACAGTACGGGATTGATACAGTTATTCACATGGGTGATGCTTTTGATAGTAGAAAGTCAATTGATTATCAAAGTTTAGAGTGGGCAAAACGAGTAGTATTTGAACCACTCAAAAAATATCATGTCCATATGATTGTTGGTAATCATGATAGTTATTATAAAAATACCAACAACACAAATTCACCTCAACTTCTGTTGAAAGATTATCCTAATATTCAAACATATTCTTCACCAACAGAAATCAAGGTTGGAAATCTTGATGTTCTTCTCCTTCCTTGGATTTGCGTGGAAAATGAAGAGCAGTCACTTAAAATGATTAAGAAAACAAAGGCAAAAGTTGCCATGGGTCATCTTGAGTTCCAAGGTTTTCGTGTAAACCGTCAAATCATTATGGAACATGGACTGGAAGCAAATCTTTTTAAGGACTTCTCTAAGGTATTTTCTGGTCATTACCACACTCGTTCTGATAATGGAACTGTTTTCTACTTGGGAAATCCTTATGAGATTTACTGGACAGATGTAAATGATACTCGTGGATTTACTATCTTTGATACAGAAACTTTAGAACATACTCCAATCAATAATCCTTATAAGATGTTTCATAACATTTATTATGAGGATACAAATTATCAAACATTTGATACTCGCGAGTATGAAAATAAGATTGTAAAAGTTGTTGTTCGTAAGAAATCAGACACTAAGAAGTTTGAAAAATTTGTTGATAAACTTTACGCTTCAAATATTGCAGAACTCAAAATTATTGAGAACTTCGATATTCAGGAACCTGTAGAGTTTGAAGCATTCGAAAGTGAAGACACTATCTCCATTCTGAATAGATATATTCAGGAGGCTGAAATAAATCTTGATAAATCAATCATTCAAAAAATGATGCAAGAAATATATCAAGAGGCTTGTGAGTTAATTTAAATGTTTATCTTAACAATTAATGGCAAAGAAACTGAGGGTGCATATTCTGTAATTGACGATGAAGGAGAACACATTTTATATCTCTTTCAGGAAGAAGATGATGCTACTCGATATGCTATGATGCTAGAGGAAGATGGATTTCCAGAAATGCATGTAATTGAAATTGAAGATGAAGTAATGGTAAAAACTTGCGAAATGCATGGATACCAGTATACTGTTATTACTCCTGATGATATTGTAATTCCTCCAAACACTGAACATGATTTTATTTAAAACTATTAGATGGAAAAACTTCTTAAGTACTGGAAATCAATATACGGAAGTTGATTTTACTGAAAATAAAACTAATCTAATCGTCGGCACAAACGGAGCTGGAAAAAGCACCGTTTTGGATGCACTTACATTTTCTTTATTTGGAAAACCATTTCGTAAGATTAATAAACCACAACTAATCAACTCTGTAAATGAGAAGGATTGTAGAGTTGAAGTTGAGTTTTCAATTGGAAACACTGATTGGAAAGTTGTAAGAGGAATAAAACCGGCACTGTTTGAGATTTGGAGAAATGATACTCCTTTAGACCAGTCTTCAGCTGCTCTAGACCAACAAAAGTGGTTTGAACAGACTGTTCTTAAAATGAACTACAAGTCTTTTACTCAAATTGTAATTTTGGGTTCCAGTACTTTTGTTCCTTTCATGCAACTTTCTGCTGCTCATCGTCGTGAAGTGATTGAAGATCTTCTTGATATTAAGATTTTCTCTTCAATGAACGCGGTAATTAAAGAAAAGATTCGTCAGGCAAAAGAAGATATTAAAGTTCTTGACTTAAAGAAAGAATCTTTGCTCGATAAGGTTAAGATGCAACAAGAGTTTATCGAAGAACTTGAGAATCGCGGAAAAGAAAGTATTGATAACAATAATCGGAAAATTTCCGATTTAGATAAAGAAATTCAACAACATATGGATGAAAATGGTTCTTTAGAAGAACCTCTTTATGAGTATATTAGAGAGCAAGATAAGTTAGTTGGATATGCTGATAAACTTCGTAAGTTGGGAAACTTGAAAGGTAAAATCTCACAAAAAGTATCTACCATTACTAAAGAGCATAAGTTCTTCACAGAGAATACGGTATGCCCCACCTGCACTCAATCCATTGAAGAGACCTTCAGAATAAATAGAATTAACGACGCTCAATCTAAAGCAAAGGAGTTGCAATCTGGGTATAAAGAACTAGAGGAGGCAATTAAAGAGGAAGAGGAGCGAGAGCGTCAATTCAATACTCTGTCGAAGGAGATTTCAAAATTAACGAATGGCATTTCTCAAAACAATATTAAGATTAATGGATTGCGGAGACAAATCCGAAATCTTGAATCAGAAATTCAAGTTCTTACCGAGAACCTTGCAAACCGAAATTCTGAACATGAGAAGTTAGAATCCTTCAGAGACAACTTAAAAACTACATACGACGACCTCGCTTCTAAAAAAGACACAATCAACTATTACGATTTTTCGTATAGTTTACTTAAAGACGGTGGAGTAAAATCCAAAATCATCAAGAAGTATTTGCCTCTCATCAATCAGCAAGTTAATCGCTATTTGCAGATGATGGACTTCTACATTAACTTTACACTTGATGAGGAGTTTAACGAAACCGTCCAGTCACCTATTCACGAAGATTTCTCTTATGCTTCCTTTAGTGAAGGAGAGAAAATGAGAATTGACCTTGCTCTACTCTTCACATGGAGAGAAGTTGCAAGAATGAAGAACTCCGTCAATACAAATCTTTTGATTATGGATGAGGTGTTTGATTCTTCACTTGATGGATTTGGAACTGAAGAGTTCCTTAAGATTATTCGTTATGTGATTAAAGACGCAAACATTTTTGTTATCTCTCATAAGACAGGTCTTGAGGACAGATTTGAAAGTGTCATAAAGTTTGAGAAAGTAAAAGGTTTTTCGCGTATGGTGGTCTGAACCACTCAAGAACAATGCAAGTCCCAAACTGGAAGCACCATTCCAAGAAAGAACAGAAACGAAAACTTAAACCGCAAGCACTGAGGCAAGCGAAAGCACGACTCGCCCAGTTCAAAAAGCGTCACATGGGTCGCCCAAAAGGCGACCTTTCGTTTTATGATGGTCTCATACGAAACAAATCCAATGGCAGTCTCTCACGAAATCAAATCCCAACTTGCCAAACTGCTTGCCACTGAAGACCTTGTAGTGGAGCACAAGAAAGTTCCTACAGCGTGCTTCAATGTTCATACTCGTGTTCTCACCCTTCCTTTGTGGGAAAAGGCAAGTGGTCTTGTGTATGACCTTCTGGTGGGTCATGAGGTGGGTCATGCTCTCTTCACTCCTGATGAAGATTGGACTGAGACTGCAAAGGTTCCTCAGCAGTTTGTGAATGTGGTAGAAGATGCCCGCATTGAGAAACTGATGAAGCGTAAGTATGCTGGACTTGCTAAGACTTTCTTCAATGGTTATAAGGAACTGAACGAAGAAGATTTCTTTCAACTTAAAGAAGAAGATATTTCTACTTTTAATCTTGCCGATCGTGCTAACCTTTATTTTAAAGTTGGTAACTTTTTGACTCTTGATTTTGCTCCAGAGGAAAAAGAAATCATTAATATCATTGATGCTTGTGAAAGTTTTGCAGATACATTGATTGCTGCTGAAGAACTTTATAAGTATTGTAAAAAAGAAAAGGAACAACAGCAGAAGGTTGCTGACTTTGATTCGCAAGAAACTCAAGGGAACTCGCAGTCTCCTGCAAGCGATTTTGTAGAGACTAATGACTCCTCTTCTGAGCAAGAAGGTGAGAGTGATAACTCCTCCAAAAAAGAGTCTTCTGAGTCCTATGGCGGCACTGCTCAAGGTGATGAAACTCCTGTAAAATCTTCTGGGGAAAAAGAAGAACCTGAAGTTCGCACTGCAGAGTCTTTGGAAGATAAGATTCGTGACCTTGTGGGTAACGATGGATATGAAAATGTTTATATTGAGGTTCCTCAAGTAAATCTTGATACTGTTATTGGTAAGAACTCTGAAGTTCATAAAGATATTGATGATTCTTTTGCTCATCAACAAAAAATTCATAATGAACACGCACAAGAAAAGGGATATACTCCAGTAAATCTTTATAAAGAATCTGATACTGAGTTCAAGAAGTTCAAGTCTTCTGCCCAAAAAGAAGTCAATTACCTTGTAAAAGAATTTGAGTGCCGTAAGGCAGCAGACCAGTATGCTCGTGCATCAACTGCTCGCACTGGTATTCTCGATACAACTCGTCTTCATACTTACAAGTACAATGAAGACTTGTTCAAGAAAGTATCTGTGATTCCTGATGGCAAAAATCATGGTCTGGTATTTGTGTTGGACTGGAGTGGTTCTATGTGCGATGTGATGCTTGATACTTGTAAACAACTCTTTAACATTGTTTGGTTTTGTAAGAAAGTTTCCATTCCTTTTGAGGTTTATGCTTTTACTAGTGAGTGGCGTCGCGGTGAGTATGATTATGAGAATGATCGTTATCTCGCTGCAGACCGTACTCCACATTATCAAAAGAAAGATGGTCTTCTGGTTGTAGATGAAACTTTCTCGATGATGAACATTCTTACTAGTAAAGTTTCTGGTAAAGTTCTTGAGAATCAAATGCTCAACATTTGGCGTCTTGCTTATTGTTTTGGTAGGACTTATAGTTCTTCTTATACCTATCCGAGTCGTCTTTGTCTTTCTGGAACTCCTCTAAATGAGGCACTGATTACTCTTAACCAAATTCTTCCTAAGTTTCAAAAAGAAAATAAACTTCAGAAGGTGCAGTGTATTGTTTTGACTGATGGTGAGGCAAATCAACTTGTTTATCACAAAGAAGTCAAACGCCAGTGGGAAAAGAAACCATTTCTTGGAACTGGATATATTAATCCAGAACTAACCTTCCTGCGTGACCGCAAACTTGGAACTACCTATAAGATTGGATATGGTT